TTTGATCCTCAAAGTCCAGCACCTTAAAGGTTATTGATACGGCTTTTAAAAACCCATCCTTTACGAGCTCCCACACCGTTTTGCTTAACTCGGTTTTGCGGTGCAACTGGATTTTAACGAGCAGTTTTGGCACCTCTTCGTCAACCCTTTTTATCCACAGAACCCGTCCAATTGGCGGTTGCTCCCAGTCGTGCATCCATGTAACTATTGGATTTTTCAGGTAGGCAGAATAATCCAGGCCGTCAATTTTAACAACCTCTCGGTCCCTGTCTACAACCTCTGCCGTTGCAACGGCAACAAACGACCCCTCGCTTTCGTTTATCTCCTTGACGTGCAAAGTTTGTGTTATTTTTTTGTCAATTATTTCCATTTTTCCCTCCTCCTATTCTGCAGGTACAATCGTGCACCTGCAGTTAACAACCTCTTCAACTGGAGCGTCAGGATCGCCAGGATACAGCAACCTGGCACCTGTAAGTGGAGAAACAAACGGTTCTAAAACTCCCACCACCTGGCCGTGCAAGGCCTGGTGAGAAGGTCTAACTCGCTCATCGAGAGCCGTAAACCATTCCTTTTTCTCAACATCGTTGGCAAGCAACGAGTCAATTGCGGCCATATTGCTACACCCTATTGTCTCGGTTCTGGCTATGCGTATAGCCCTGTACTCCTCTGCAAACTCAAAGATGTCTTGTATGCGTGCGGCTATTTCGTCAATACTCTCACCGTTTGCAATCCCCTCCGTTAACGCTTCTCTTATCTGCCGTTCCGTTGTGGCGTTTATCTCGTTGATTTTTATCACTTTGCGAAAAACCGCTTGCAAAAACGTTGGCGAGATGTTAGGAGTGTTAATGCCAAAAATCGAAGCGAAAGCGTTTGCTCTCTGCGTATAGAGACTTGCAATCAGTTCCTCCACCTCGCTTTCGTGCTCTTCGACTGCGTGATTCAAAACGAAAAACACAAAATCCATCTGTTTTGTTATAACCGCCCCGGCGCTTTTAAGTTTTTCAAAATATTCCATTATTCCCTGTTTCTGCTCTCTGAAAATTTTCCGCCAGACTTTGACAAGTTTTGGCTCATGCTCCGTTATCTGTTCAATCATATTGCGCCAGTTCTTTTCTTTGACGTCTTCTATTGTGACGCTTTTTTTAACGCCCCCATGAGCAGACATAGGCATCAAGTTGGATGGCATAAATGGCCGTGTCCCATACGGCACAGGTTCGAGGCCCTCATACGCACGCACCTCATTGATCGTATAAACCCCTCGGTCCAGATAGGCAACTATTTTTTGCAGTTCAAAGTCGTCATCAACCGTATCAGGTATTGAAAGCTCCAGCGTGTAGCCATCTAACTCAAGGATTTCGTCAACCAGTTCAGACTGCAAACTCTGTTCTATAAATTTAATCAATGGCTTAACGGTGTTTTCTAAAAACGTGCGCCTTGACTCTAACGCATTAGCCCTGTTAATGTCTTTGTAAGCGCCCAGCACCGCAGGTGGCACGCCAAACTTCAAAAGCACTTCATCACGGAGAGCCTCCGCCGCCTGAATAAGTTCCATTTGTTCAGGCGTGCGTTCTAACTGGATGGCTTGCGCCTTTGGTATTATAGGGATAGAACCCTCAAGTTTTGACAGCGTAATCTGTTCTTTTATGAGCTTTGCGAACGACGGATCGTCAACCGACAGCGCTTGAGCAGGTATAGGTTTGCCAAGCAGTTGTTTTAAAACGTCTTGAAACTTTGATGCCATATTAAGCGTTTGCATAATGGCTTCCAGTTTGCCAAACCCCTCAAAATTTTTAAACGGATGAGGTATGCGAAGATAAATAATTTCACTTGGCTTATACTCTATCGTGCCGGCTACACTCCGATAGGCGAAACTTTTAATCTCGGTACCATCTGGCGAGGTTTTTAGATCAACGGCCGTTGGATCTGCCAGAATCCAATAATCATCCCCAGACACACGGATAAAACACTTGCCAGCCGCCAAAAGGTGAAAAGCCATACGATAAAAGAAAACAGGAGCGTGCTCGTATTTGTTTGGATGTTTGAAAAACTTGGCGAGTTTGTCGTTTTCAACAGGTTTTCCGTGCGGATCATAGAGGGTGTATTCTATTTGAAACAACTGCTCTGCTATTTTTGAGATGGCAACATAGGCCCATTCACGCAACGCCACCAGTTGCAAACGAGAATAAGGCGGTTCAGTTTCAAAAGTGATAAGTGGAGACGGTGGCAAGCTCTGGTCTGGTTGCTCTTGCTTGCTAACACTTTTTGACCTTTTAAAAAGGTTTAGCATAGTTTAATTATACCCCTTAAGTTAAAAAGTTTCAAAGGTTTAAATAAATTATCCCCGTAAAGCGGTCTTGGCTTAAGTGTGTATAAACGGCATAACGCAAGGCGTCCATCGTGTGGTCGTTAAATTTCACTGGCTCCTCGAGGATGTTGCCGTTGCGGTCTTCTTTGTACTTATAACTCTGGATTTCTCTTATCGTGTTAACGCACCGTGGATGGATGTGTAACCGTAAACTCCTGACAAAACTTATGCCAGCCAAGACGTCCTTTTTGGCTGGCAAGACATAGAAGCCAGCAAGTTCAAACTCTTTCATTTTTTCAGGATCGTGCTCGCAGTACATAATCGGATTAATGCCCCATGCGTTAAATTTTTCTTTTATGGCACTGACAATCTCTGGCACCGTTAGGTGTGACCTATAGAACTCGTCAAAAACGAAAACCTCCTTATCTTTTATGCCAATAAGCAACAAAGCGGTTGGATTGTTAAAGCCAAAGTCTATGCCGGCAATAACCTCATCGAAGTCCTCTGGCACATACTCAAAGTTTTCAACTGCATAGTTGGTGTAGACTTGACCTTTAAAGACGCCCCATTCTCCCATGCAATACACCTGATATGCGTATTCGTCTTGAAACTTCAGGTTCTCCAGCATTCTGGCGTATTCTGGATCGAGAAACTTATTATCTTTATAGGTCGTTTTGAGGATAAAGGTTTGCTCCTGACTTGGTGGCGTTTCAAAATAACGCTTAAAAATCCAATGGTTGCGGTCTATAGGATTAAACGTCATTATTAGTTGTCTATAATGGCCAGGTAGCAATCTACGACCCCTTAATCTGCGATTGACCTCGTCGTATTCTCTTTGCGTAAGTTCCGTTGCCTCCTCAATCCATATTAAATCAATATCCGTAAGCGATTTTAATTTTTCTATGTCTTCCCCAGCCTCACCAATGGATTTAAAGATTAAGCGGTTCCCCTTGATTGTCCTAATAATCAGGTCGGTGCGATTAATCTCATAAGGTATGCGATACTCGTTAAAAAGCCGTTCAATAATCTCGAGGGATGTGAGTTTTAGCGCCGGCAAGGTTTTTCTCAATACGAGTATCTTTTTGTCGGCGTATAAAAGCGAAAACAGAACCACTTTTTGCGCCGCCGCATAGGATTTGCCGGCGCCGGCGCCTCCATAGAGCAAGACCTCACGCCTGGTTGTTTTGAAAAACGGAATGTACGACTCGTTTATTGAGTCGAGAAAGTTAATTCTCATCTGGCAAAAGTTCTCGAGGTATTACGATTTTAACCTCCTCTGCCAACTTATCAATCAACTCGTTCTGCTGCAAGTTTCTTGACGCAACCTCGTAGATGCGCACCGCCTCGTGGATGTTGTGGATGCCGTTTTCTAAAATAAACTTATAAGCCAATCGCACAAGGTTTAAGTCCATTATCGTTTTATCTCTTTTTGCTTTCGCCAACTGCTCACGGATCTGTTCTTCTTTGGATTTTGGTGCGTGCTCCTCCTCTTCCTCTTCCGTTTGTTCCGTTGCATAGGCTTGCCCAATTGCTTCAGTTATGCCATAGGTTGTTGCTTCGTTCCAAAGTTTTTCCCAGCCGTATTGCTTTGCCCAGTTATAGATAGTGCGCCTTGTGAAATTTTTGTGAAATTTTTGTGAAATTTTTTCAACTATATCTTGCACTGAATACTTATGGTCCCCTTTTTCGTCAGGTTCTAAAAACAGCTCTTTGGCGTATTCAATAATCTCCTCTTCTATTTTTTTTCGCCCCATTTTTTGTCTCCTTTTTATGCCAGGTCGTTAAGATCATCAATTGTGCCATCAACAGGCTCAACAACATCAACGCCATATTTCAAAAGTAGGTCTCTCATGTCGTCGTCAGAGAAATCTTGTGGAAACTCGTTTTTAATCTGAGATAAGTCCCCTTTATAAAACACTAAAAGGCGTTGGTGCACTCTTACAACTTTTCTCGTTACGAAAATGCGCCTGGCTCTAAAAGCCGCAGTTCCAAAGTGCTCAATATAGATGATGTCGTTGTAATATTTCAGTCCGTATTTTTCTGCTATGTTGACGAGGTCCCCGCAATAGTTTAAAAGTTTTCCCCTGTCAGGTCCTTTAACTTCACGCACATCGCCAACCAACATAATGTAAAACCTATTTTCCTTTAAAAGTTTGGCAGAATTTTCAATAATTTTCTCCATGCCTTCCATATACGCCTTATAGTCTTCGTATGTTGACAGGTCGTCTTGCTCGTTGCTGTATTTTTCTACGCCGAAATATGGTGGAGAATAGAAAACAAGGTCAAACGGCTTTCCACCTACAACGTCAAAATTCAATTCTCTGGCATCAACGTGCAAAAAGCGTGCAAGATGTCCAAGCCCAAAGTGTTGTACGACTTGGTTGTTCCACTCCACCTGGTCTTCTCTGACATCCGTTCCGACATACTCAAACCCCATAACGGCCGCAACATAGCCAGGCACCACCTCCCCGCACATTGGATTTAAAATTCGTTTGCCGTGCGATGGCATAAACCACCTATACATAACGGCGCATATAGCAGGATCAACGTAGCTCGTCCCCTCGTTCATTGACGCCATTATATTTCCACGGTTGCTTGCCATTTTATTTAGTGCGTTTGAGGATACGTTGCCTAAAAGTTTTTTTCTCCCGCCAGACTCAAACACAGCACGCAGTTCTTTCCACGTCTTTAAACGTGGATCAAGCACAGAAAATGGCGGATAAAGGTAGTCCCTTGCAAGTGCTCCCTTCCTCGATGGATCTGTATTAGTCTTAAAATCTAAAATATAGATTTCGCTTTCGTCAAACCCTGTTAGTTCAAGGTCCACAGGCAAAATATCTTCGACAAACTCCGCCAACAGTTTGATGTCGAATTCACCTTGTATTTTATTTAAAGCCAGATTAAGTGCTCTCTCTTTCGACTTTGGCAGGTCAACAACAACGACTGGCACCTCCTCAACGCCTAACTCCTTTAGAGCCGCAAGTCTTTGGTTGCCTCCGATAACCTCATTGTTAGGATTAACCACCAAAGGATCGACAAGGCCAAACTCTTTTATGCTACGCTTTAGCGCCTCGTACATCTTTTTTTGCATCCTCCGTGGATTGCCTGGATACGGCTTTAATTCGCTTATTTTTCTATATTCAACTTTAAGCATTTTCCCCTCCTTTTAAGAGATTTATAAACCAGTCGGCTCGTATAATTATAAACCAAGAGCCGTGGTCCTCCCTTATAAAGACCCCTTCAAAACGTGCAAGGTCTTCTTTTACAGCCTTTGGCAATAAGCGTTTCCACCGCTTAACGCCAAAGACCTTCCCATTTATAACCACGTCTCCCTTGACGCCTCTTGCGGCGCCACTAAGTGGCACCCTATAGGCGTCCAGGCCGAGACCCTTTGCCAGTTCAACCACCTCATATTCTCCAGTTTGCCCCTTGCGTCTTGATTTCCTACCCGCCATTTAAAAACTCCCTAATTTTTTGGTCTAAACGGTTAATTTCACAACACAATTGCGCCATAAGATACACTCTGTTTAGCCGGCGCTTAAACTCGTCAGCAATAACAAGATAAGGAGTATCCAAACCCTTCATTCCTTGAGAAACCCTGGCAATCCTAATAACTTGCCGTTCAAAATCTGGCGAAGAGACAAAGGCATCTATAATCTCAACGACCACCTCTGGAGGCACGCACCTCGGATTAATTTTTTTCTGCTTCAATCTATAACGCAAAAACGCACGCACCGTTTCCTCTGGTCCTTGCAAACGTGAATGCAGGTCAAAGAAAACCCCCATAGGCCCCCACCTTAACATTGCCTATTTTTGGATTTCAACCTGTTTTTTTAGCTCAAGGATTTTTTGAACCAGCCGTTCAACATCTTGCATTGTGAGGTCCGTAAAACGCCAATGAAAATACCAGTCGAATGTGAGTTTTCTAACCCAACGGTCAGAAATATTATTAACGCAATATTTCAACCAGGCCTTTGGCGTTTCGAATTTAGAGAAGTCCACGGTTGGCGCCGGCTCATAACTGACAATAAAGTCATATTTTTTAAGTAGAATTTGCCAGTCAAACCCCATTAAAAAGCCAAAGCGTGGCCTGAGTTCAACGCATTTTTTAAGGTAGCTCTCTACATTTTCCCAACCACCAGCAAGGTCTCGCAACTTAAACAGTTGCTCCCTGTCGAATTTCGTCAGGTTGCGGTTCAAACCAAGCTCTTTTAAAAGTTTTTCGACAGCAGGAGGCACAGCCTCGTAGAATTCTCCGAGTGCAACCATATCGCCTATACGCTTATTAACGTTTAAATGCCAACCTGCTAACGAAAGCTCTTGTTTTAAGGTTTGGAGATCAATTATGTTGTCCTCTTCATTTTTTGTTTTCCCTTTATTATTAAAGATCTTTTCTTTTTTATTATCCGTTTTATTATATCCGTTTTTGTAGCGGTCTGGCTTTCCATTGGTAGCCAAAGGAGAGCCCCCCATTTCCGACCTCCGATTTTCCGACGTCGGCTTTTCAGATGACGGATTTTCCGACATCTTGTTTTTAGATGACGGATTTTCCGACATCTTGTTTTTAGATGACGGATTTTCCAACATCTTATTTTCAGATGACGGATTTTCCAGCATCTCCGTTTCATCTTGCACGGCAGGAGAGTTTATGGCTTCAATAATCTCGTTTTCTGCTACGGTCTCACCTGGATGCTCTTTTAAAATGTAAATGTACCCTCTAAAGCGGTGTTTTTCGTCATATATCTTCCTCCGTTCCACGTACCCCCGCTCTATAAGTTCGTTCATAGCAGACCGCACGGCTTGGATTCCATCTGTACTCTCAACCCGATCAAGCCGAAACTGCCAGTTGTGAGGCTTGCTGTTGAGGTATGCGTAGAGGCCCTTGGCACGGAGAGACAGAGAATTATCTGCAAGCACCGTGTTAGGCACAACCCCGTATTTATTTTTGATTAAAAGGCGCTCGATCATTTTCGTATTCGATAAGCTCGTTGATTTTTGCCAACCGTTTTCTCCTCAATCACACCCAGTTTGATCAGTTTAAGTTTAATCCGTCTGAACTGGTCAGGAGTAAACCCTATCCTCGCAACATCCTCTTGCGTAACAATAACCCAGCCATCATCGCTTTTTTGTTGCCAGTTCCAGATAAGCGAAAGGATCATGCCAGGTTTAACGCCGTATTGGCGGAGAAAATCGAGGTTCAATGGTACCCCTTTGTCTATGTTGGCCCTGACCATGTCCCCTCCTTTATTTTTTTTCTTTATTTATTTGGTTTTGTCTCTGGATGTACTCAATCAATGCGGCCCGCACAATCTCGCTATAACGCAATTGCTTCTCTTCAGATAACTGACGCAATTGCTCGTCCAAAGACGGCGAGATTAAAATCTGCATAAGTTTTGTGTATTTCCTTGTTTTTTTTGCTTT